CATAAAAATGTCAAATAGCTGGAACCCACCCCTTCTCTCCTTTGGAGGACGGGTCGGGCCCAGAAGTTTATCCTGTATTGATACAGGTGATCTCCAGCTAAATCTGGAGACTATTACGCTTCAGCGTAATAACCATATGTATTTTAACATATTTGGTTGTAACCTTACAACCAGGATGAGAAAACTCATCCATTACTATGGCAAGCCATGTAAAATCCAGGATCTAAGTCCTGAAGATCAGTATAAAATACTGATCTCCTCACTATATGTGAGGGTAAGTAAGCACTTCCGTAGGAAGCTTTACTCCTTGTTAAAACAAGGGAAGTTGCACCATGTGCAACAGTGGTTTAATACCACAGATGGAATACTGATTCCATTAGTGTTGACCTATGGGTCAACTAACTATGATTATAAGATCATAGATCGTATAGTGAAATGTTCACTAGAAAACTGCGCTAATAATTATGCAGTTTGGCAAACTGAACTAAAATCGTTCAGGAAAACACTTCGAAAGGAATATTCGAAGGACATCGAAATTGATTTCGATGAGGATACTCATAGTATCCCAAGAAGTTGTTACTTCTTGAAACATCTCTTTAAGAGATTTATGCCGAGAAATTGTGAACTCTCGGAGCAGTACATGTATGTACTGATGTGGTCCCAAACTCGTGGAACCGGTCTCGCCAATGGCGAGATGCAAGCTAAGAGCTTGGAAAAGTTCGTGAATACGATCACGAAACCTAGTGATGAAATCACTATGGATGGTCTAACATTGTTAGACATTACGGAAGGCGCTAGGTACTCCCGCGGGGTAACAGCAAAGTTATCCATAGGACCGACTGCGGTCCTAGAATCCACCCGGCAAGCCGGGGGAGGGACTGCTTTTGTAGAGTCCCTATGTAGGAAAACTATTTCCTACAGGTACGACTTTCGTACCTTAGAGAGGCTCAATACTGAGCCCCATAGGGTGTCAACTTCTGAGGACATCCTTAGCCTGTGTATAGAACAGGCTTTGACAGACCCAGAGTCTGTCTTAAAGGTCCGTGCTCATACGGTCCTAGAACCTGGCAAAGCCAGGGTTATCACCGTTGCTTCTGGATATTACCAGTTAATGCAAGGTGTAATGGCACACATATATATGCCATGTATCCGTAATAGATTTACGGACAGTGGTCTGTCATCAAACAGACACATGTGGAACTTTATGTCCACATCACTTGGACCTGAGTCCAAGGGGTGGTCCAATATGGACTCCCTAGCTCAAAAGTTTGGGCTAAGCACTGATCTCAGTGAAGCTACCGATTACGGTAACATATCAGTTGCAAGGCAACTGTATAGCACGTTAAATGCACGTGCTTCTGGAAATCCAGAATTTCCATCAGGGTTCGCTGAACTCTGTTGCAGATTATTCTGCTCACCACGACAAGTTATCGTGGGCAATCGTGTTTACACGAAGACCCGTGGTTGGTTCATGGGTGACTATATGACTAAAGTCATATTAACATTGGCGCAAATGTATGCGCTCAAACGCAGCCGTATACCGGCCGCTTCAATCGTCGGAGACGATTTCGTTGGCATTTCCAACGATCCCGACCAGTTGGTCAGGCATTTACAAGTTCTTAAAGAACTTGACTTCCAAATCTCTTGGAAGGATACGTACCTCTCAAAGAGGTTCATCTTCTTCACAGAAGAAGGTGCCATAATACCCCAGAAAGCCTGGGACCTCCTGTATCACAGGATGAAAAGAGGAGCATTGCTCCCCTACGTGGACTATCCACGTACCCGGCTACTGTTGCCGGTGTTGATATCGACTGATCGATATTCATCGACCAACGTTGGTCGATTCTCCTTACTAGGTAAGGAGTGTCTGTACGTACATCGTACAGCAAAGGAGAAAGAGTATACTTTCACCTGTGCATCATTGATGCAACATATGCTGCTGTCGCAGGATGCGGACACATTGTGTCCGTTCACACCGATTGAAATCGGTGGTGATGGTGCTTACACACCAAATTCATCGTACCTGTACGATGTGATTCGCGATAAAGCTCGCGACCCCCACCGAACCGAGGTTCAGTGGCGTATGCGTAAATCCCTTACGCATGGTTATATGCCGTCATTCTATCGATCGGCACATACCACCAAAACGGTGGAAAAGTACAATCTAGTTGTACTGATCTCGGAGGAGATCAAGATGGATATTCCATCTGAAGCACTTATAGTGCCTCGTAATAATACTGAGAAGTCACTTCTCAGATCTTTCCGTGGAAAGATATTAAAGGACCCAATCTGGTATTGGGCTAAATCCGTGAAGCGGATTTCTATAAGTCCATCTTGAATGGACATAGGGTGGATCCACCACCTTTACCTAGTTTAGCTAGGCAATACCGCAGTAAGAATACTGTGATAGACAATGATTATATCATTGTGGAGGAGTTTAACTCCCGAGTCGGTGAAAGGGGTCTCCCCACATTCACCAATTATCCGTACTATGTACGGAGTGATCGTGTTGAACACGAGTCATACCTAAATTTAGGTTGGAACTGGAATGAACAGTTCCCAAGCGAAGCTGAAGAGCTCCGTAAGGAAGTCTTGGACTTCCTATCCGCCAATGAGGCGGATATCCTGACAAATTTCAGGAATTTACCTCCAAAATATGAGGATGACATCCATCTAGTAATGGATCCAGACGTAGTTGTAGAATACGCCTTTCGTCACAAGATTGACGAATTAGAGAGAGATAAAAAGTATC